AGAAATCACTCTGGTGGTTTAGTTGATAAACTTTCTGTTTGTTTAAAAGAATTACCTAAACTGAATATCAAAGGTGTTGTACAAGGTGACTTGTTATTTACACCAGGAGATATTAAGTCGGTATCTATACGAGGTGAGGATGCTATTGCATTTACACCAAACACTATAACATACGCTGTTCCAGAAAATACTGATCTTGCTAGAAGAATTAAAAGAGCTAAGTTAGGCATTATCTTTCACACTACTTACAATGGCCGAAAGATGTCTGACTTAAAGGCAAGTTTTGGCGTCAATGTAAATCGCTTTACAAAGACGCCAGCAGTATTCTTTGATGACGCAAGTTACAAAGACTCATCTGGTGTTGCTACATTTACAACTACTGAAAGTGAACAGTATGATAGTCTTTTAAGAATGGCAATGGGATCAATATCAAAAGGTAAAAGAATTTTAGATTTATTAAAAAGACAAACTAATATGTTATCAGTTGGTGCAAGACTAAAGATTTTCTTCAATACAAAAATAAGAGAAGGCCAAACTATAGGTAACGTAAAAGGTTTACAATCAGATTTTAGAAAATACTATGCTTCAGTTTTAGATGACGAAATGTCAAGTAAAAAAACAGAAGCCGCAAAAAGAAAATATGAAACAATACGAAACGATGGATTAAAGTTTATTGATAGATATGAAAATGAAATTTATTTTGCAATTGCAAGTTATGTAACTTTACAAAGAGTTAAGAATTATCTTGTAAGTAAAATGAATCAAATTAAATCAATCGGAACTTTTTTACAAAAAGGTAATGGATTTGAAGTAACAAATCCTGAAGGTTATGTTGCTGTAGATAGAATGGGCAACGCAGTAAAATTAGTAGATAGACTAGAGTTTAGTACCGCAAACTTTACTTTAGCAAAAAATTGGATTAAAGGATAATGGCAAATAATTTTATAAATGACGAAAGATTGTTACTTGCAAGAGGCCAGATAAGAGGTGCAACTGTAAGAAACATTTTTGGCTATCAAACCGCTGTTACTACATCCTTTATACCTGCTTGGGAGGTTGCTGGCACATACACCTATCCTACAGGTTCAGGTTTAGCGATGACTGTTGAAAGTACATCAACATCAGATAATGGCAAAACAGTTTTAATACAAGGTTTAGATTCTAATTATAATGATAAATCTGAAACTGTTACACTTAATAGTGCTTCAGCACCAGTTACAAGTTTATTTTTCAGAATCAATGATGTTATTTTAACAAGTGGTACAACAAACATAGGGACAATAACTTTAAAAAATGCAGGTACAACCTATGGAGGAATAAGAATTGGTGATGGTAGAAGTCAGGCAAGTATCTATACTGTGCCAGCAAATAGAGAATTTTATTTATATCGTATTGACGCATTTTCAAATGATAGTACGGCTGCCAAACCAGGTCTTTTTAGAAACTTTAGTCAATCATCTACAGGACAACAATACGTTGTGGCAAGAACAACATTTTACAATCAAATGAATATTCAAAGAAGAATACCATTTAAGTATTCAGAAAAAACAGATATACAGTTTCAATTGAGAACAGCGTCAGGAACACACGAAATGAATGTATTTGGTGAAGGTTATCTTGTTACTAAACCAGTTAATAGATATGTTTATGCAGGAGAGTATAGTTAATGAAAAGTTTTAGAGATTTTATATTTGAACAACTAGGCCGAATGAGAATAGTAATGTTAGGTGGACCTGGTTCAGGTAAATCAACCTATACAGAATATCTAATAAAACATTTTGATATTACACATATCTATCCAGGTGGTATGTTAAGAAAAGAAGTAGAAAAAAATAGTGAAATAGGACAACAAGTAAAAGATATTATTTCAAAAGGTCAGTTTGTACCAAATCAAATAGTATTAGATTTAATTAGTAAAAAAGTTGAAGAAAGTCCTAAAGGTTATGTACTTGATGGATGGCCAAGATATATGCAACAAGTTGAAGATATGCAAAAGGCAGAAATAGGTTATGACTATGCTGTATTTTTAGATGTCAGTAAAGAAGAAGTAATGAGAAGATTACTTGCAAGAGGCCGTGCAGATGATACGGAAGAAATTATAAACGACAGAATAGAATTATACAAAAAAGAAACAGGTCCTGTAGTAGAATATTTTAGAGGTAAACCTGGTTTTATAGAAGTAAAGGCAGAAGGCGGTACACCTGAAAGTATTGCAAAAGAAATTATTAAGAGAATAGAAGATGGCAGTAAATAGTTTTATACAACATTTAGCAGAGGGTGTTTACGACCCAGGAATATTTAAAGCATTTTTTCTTGCTGGTGGTCCTGGTTCAGGTAAAACATTTGTAACACAAAGTACCTTTGCAGGCACAGGATTAAAAGTTGTCAATTCAGATATTGCTTTTGAAAGAAATTTAAAAAAGGCAAACTTATCTTTAAGTATGCCAGATGAAGAAACATATTTTAGAGATATTGTAAGAAAGGCAGCCAAGAGAACGGCTATCTCACAATTAGATAAATATGTAGAAGGCAGACTTGGTTTAGTTGTTGACAGTACAGGAAGAGATTATGATATGGTTGCTAGACAACATAATATGCTAAAACAAATGGGTTACGATTGCTATATGGTATTTGTAAATACAACTTTAGACGTGGCCTTGGCAAGAAATGCTAGACGTGAAAGAAGTATACCTGAATATATTACAAAGTCAAGTTGGAAAGGTGTACAAGACAACATTGGTAAGTTTCAAAGACTATTTGGTTTAAGTAACTTTTTAGTTGTTGATAATAACAAATCAGATTTAGAATTAGTTACCTTAACAATGAATAGAGTTGGTAAAGTAGTAAGAGGATTTTTAAGACAACCTGTACAAAATTATATTGCAAAACAATGGATGAAAAAAGAATTACAGGCTAGAAAACGAATATGAGATTTAAAGACTTTATAAAAGAATCTATTATAGACATACCAAGAACAACGTATGCTAAACCTGTATTTGATAAAGCAGATACAGATAGTCCTGTTCTTAAGCCTTCAGTAAGAAAACAAGTATTAGACGGAATTAAAACATTTGAAAAATTTGGAAAAGTAGTTAAGTATACCTTAATTGGTTCAATACTAACAAAACAATATAGAGATGACGCAGACCTTGACATTAATATTTTATTTGATATACCTGGTTCAAAAGAAGAACAGGAAAAGGTACACGATCAAATAAGAGAATATCAAGGAACAATAAACGGTAAAACAATACCTGGAACAAAACATCCTATAAACTATTTTTCTATCATAGATCCTGTAACATTTAGTAAGGCTCGGGACATGGCTGATGGTACTTTTGACATAGACAAAAATACGTTTATCAAAAGACCAGAACCTGGTAAATTCGAACCTGAAAAATACGTTACGGATTTTCAGAAACGTGTATCTGAAATAGATGTTGTTAAAGGTGAATTGGTACGAGATATGATTGATTATGAGGAACTAAAGCAATTAGGTAAAGATGATATTCAAAACTTAAATAAATTAGTTTCTAAAAAGTTAGCTGAAATTACAGACTCTATTAACACATTAATTGATATTGGTGACAAAACAATTGCAGACCGAAAGGATGCTTTTAGTACAGATATGTCGCCAGACGAAATCAGAAAGTTTGGTGTAAAGAACCGACTTCCAAAAAATGTGATTTATAAAATGTTAGAAAAGTATCATTATCTCAAATTTTTCAAAAAGTTGAAAGATATTATGGAAGATGGCAAAATATCACCAGACGAACTGAAATCATTATCAAAAATAAAAGAGGCCAAAGGTAGATCAATTGCATTTACCTTTGGCCGATTTAATCCACCTACAATAGGCCACGAGAAACTTATTAATAAAGTGGCACAACAAAGAACAGATGATTATAAAATTTATTTAAGTAAATCGGAAGATACATCTAAAAATCCATTAGACGCAAAAACTAAACTATCTACAATGAAACAAATGTTTCCTAGACACTCTAGTAACATTGTGTTAAATCAATCAAATATGATTTTAGATATTGCTACTGATTTATACAAAAGAGGCTACAAAGAAATCACAATGGTTGTGGGTAGCGATAGAGTAAGAGAATTTGATACTATCTTAAAAAAATACAACGGCGTAAAAAGTCGTCACGGTCTATATGACTTTGATAGTATAAATGTGGCATCAGCAGGAGAAAGAGATCCAGACGCTGAAGGCGCTACGGGTATGAGTGCTAGTAAAATGAGAACAGCTGCAAAAGACAAAGACTTTGAAACATTTAAAAAAGGTCTACCATCAAGTTTTGCTAGAACTAAAAATGCACAAGATTTATTTAGAAATGTAAGAAAAGGAATGATGTTGGCAGCTTCATATGCAGCTGACGCTGGTGCATTAAGATTTAAACCATTTATAACTGCCTCTACAAAAGAGGAGTTAGAAAAAATGACACTAAGGGACAAATATATTTCTGAACATTTATATGATGTGGGAGATGTAGTTGATGATATTGAAAATAATGTTACTGGTGTTATTATAAGAAGAGGAACAAATTACGTAACTTTAGAAGATGAAAATATGAAGTTACATAAAGCTTGGTTGTATAATATAATGGAAACTCCTGTTTACTCTATTAAGTTAGAAGACAGAGCAAGAAAATTAAAATATGATAAAGAAACGGATCAACCTAAAAAATATGTTGCAGGATTAAGCGATAAAGATAAAAAAGCACACGATAGACATTTAGAAAAACAAGGTAAAAAGTCTGATAGTGATAAGAGTGCTTATCAACAATCGCCAGCTGATAAAAAAGCAAAAACTAAAACCAGTGTTCATACAAAACGTTTTAAACAAATGTATGGTGAATTAAAAACTAAAGATGAAAAAGAACCTCAACATAGAGGTAATGAGTTTAATGATTCAGGTATGCCAGAGGCTTATGATATAGGCCATGACTATGCAAAATACACATCATCTTTAACACCAGGTGAAAAACATTACAATCCTAATTTTCAAGGTGGTCCTTACAAACCAAGTAAACATAGTGACAATTTAATTAATATAAACGCAGATAAGGATATGAAACCTATGAACAAAAAGGTAGAATTAAAAGATATAGAAGAATGGGCAACTAAAGAAGAAACGATTAATAAATATAAGGAAAGATATGGGGAAGAGTGGCAATCTAAAATTGAAGAAACATACAATAAAATGTTTAATAAAGTGATTGACACCAACACAAATATGCAAGAAGGAAGAATGAAAGAAATCGCAATTGACCTTATGAGTAAGGAACAAGGCGGTTTAGATCCAGAGGAATTTCAAAGAAAGTACAATAAATCTAAATCAGAAATGAGAAAAGATTTAGGTGCAAGTGAAGGCTTTAAAATGTCTTTCAAACAGTTTGCTGAAGAAGTAAACGAGTGGGGTATTTTACCATCTACTATTACTGAATCAGAATATCAAGGCAAAAAAGTAAAACTAAATGACCCATTTAGAACATCAGGTGGACCTAAAAAGTTTTCTGTATATGTTAAAAATGAAAAAGGTAATGTAGTAAAAGTGAATTTTGGGGATCCAAATATGGAAATCAAAAGAGATGATCCAGCAAGAAGAAAAAGCTTTAGGGCAAGACACAACTGTGAGAATCCAGGTCCTAAATGGAAGGCACGTTATTGGTCTTGTTATCAATGGCGAGGAGGGGCAAAGGTAGACAGTTAATGAGTAAATATAGAACAACTTGGTCAGAAATACAAGAGCAAATGAATGAGTTTGCTTTATCACACACAGTAAGATATAGAGATCCTTTAAACAAAAAAAGATTTGCTGTACCATTTAAAACTGCTGAAAAAGCAAAAGAAAAAATGGATCAACTTAAAAGAGATGGTGTAAAAGAAATAGAAATTACAAAAGACATTTTAAAAGGTAAGTTTAAAGAAGAGGTAGAAATACAAGAAAGTGACGCATACGATAATAACAGATACATGATGAAAAAATATATGGGACAAATTCTTGCTAGACCAGATAACTCAAATACAAAAGATGGTAAAGACCACGTGTACGCTCCAAATGCTAAAATAGCAAAACAACTTTACAGTCAAGGTAAAAAAGTTTATAGAGAAGAAACAATTTTAGAAGACGGCCACACAGATGTTTCATCATCTAAAAGAATGGCACAAGTTATTTCTGAAGACGCACAACTTATTATTAAAGAATTAAATAAAAAATCAGATGAAGATGAATTGCCAACTTGGTGGACAAATAAACTTGCAGTTTCAGCTCATAATATGAATGCTGCTAGAGATTATATTACAGACAATATTAAAGAAGATTTAGATGAACAATCACCTGCTCAAAGAGCAACAGAAATGCTTAAAAATCTAGCTACAGCTGCTGGATATAAAAGACCATCTAGCGGTGACGGTTATCAAGCAGTTTGGGATTATAGAAATGGTAAAGGAAAATTTCAAGGAAAAGGTAAAAAAACTTTTAAACAAGTCCAAGATTGGATTTATAAAAATGGTTATCGTATTGATATGGGTTATTTAAAAGATATATTAGGTGAAGAGGTTGATTTAGAAGAAGCGATGAGTGATGCTCAACTAAAAAAAGTTAGAGATAGTTATAAAGACCTTAAAACAATTTCACCTGAAAAAGTTAAAACATTAAAAAACTTTTTAGACAGATATTCAACAGATAGTTTAATGCAACTTGCACAGGCAAATATTAACTTTGTATCTACAATGGCACGAAGTGTAATGAATAAAAGAAAAATGGGTGATCCAAAACACGCTGGGTCTATGAAAGAAGACGCAGCTCAAGATATGGAAAGAGTTGCAAAATTGAGAATACAACAAATGAAGATACAGACTAAAGTACAAAAAATGGATAGAGCTGATCCTAAAAATAAAACTCCTTTGGCTATTGCAAAAAATGATTTAGACAATTTACAAATGAGAATGGATCAATTAAAAGATAGAGCTCAAAAAACTAAAAATGAAGAAGTGCATCCTGCAAAGGCATTAATAGAAGCGATTGAAGCTGTTAAAAACAAAGCAGAAAAAACAGGTATGCCTTATTCAATCTTAAAACAAGTATATGATAGAGGCATGGCCGCATGGAAAGGTGGTCACAGACCAGGTACAACCCCACAACAATGGGCGTTGGCAAGAGTAAATAGTTTTGTAACCAAATCAAGTGGTACTTGGGGTGGTGCAGATAGTGATTTAGCTAAAAAAGTAAGGAGTAAAAAATAATGAACAAAAAATATTTTGAAACAAAGACTGGCAGTATAGAAGAAAAGATTACTCAAATCGCTACTGAACAACAGTCTATTAAAAAACAAGAACCAAATGTAAAATTAACAGTAGAAAAAACATATTTTGAAACTAAACCAGGATCAATTTCAGATGTTGCTGCCAAAATCGTTTCTGAAGCTTTAGATCCAGTAAATAAAAATGCTGTTAAAAAAGATTTTAAAGACAGACAAGATAAAGATATTGACAACGATGGAGATACAGATTCAACTGATAAGTATCTACATAAAAGAAGAGCTGCAATTTCTAAAAATATAAAAGAAGATGATATGGCAAAGTTTCATCAAATGCAAAAAGATGGTAAGTCTGCTGAGCAGATTGCTAAGGCATTAGGATTAGATTTAAATTCAGTTAAGAAGTTAATGGATTTAGATGAAGTAAGAAATCCATATGCAGTTGGTATGGCACAGGCCATGAAAGCAAAAAATGATGAGCCACCTTTAAAGAAATCTACAATTACAAAAGCACATGATATTGCTAAATCAATTAAAAGAGAAACAAAATCATTTTCACAATTAAGAACTGAAACAAAAGTAATTAAGTTAGGTGATAAGGGAAAGACAGCAACAGGCAAAGACGCAGCCGCAGTTGACGTAGAACCTAGTACAAAACCTATCTAAAGTGCGACATTTTGTCAATTGACATTTAACCTATTATATGATAGTATAATAGTATAAGGAAAACACTATGAACAAACCTATCATATATTGCGATATGGATGGAGTACTTGCAGACTTTAAAACAGGTGCTCAAAAAACTACTGGTATGTCCATTAACAAATGGATGTCAATGGGTAAAGAAAAGTGGTCACTAATCAAAGCAAAGAAAGATTTTTGGCAAACACTACCTTGGATGTCTGGTGGTAAAAGACTTTGGTCTTACATATCAAAATTTGATCCACATATACTATCGGCATATGTAGAAGAAACTTACGATCCAAACTGTATACCTGGTAAAACCGAATGGTTAAGAAGAAACGCAGGTATGACAAATAGACAAAAAATCAACCTAGTACGAAGAAAAGAAAAGAAACTCTTTGCCAAAAGAGGCCAACCTGCTATTCTGATTGATGATTATGAAAAAAACATAAGAGAATTTACACAATCAGGTGGTGTTGGTATTCATCACACAAACACATCTAAAACTATATCTGAACTTAAAAAACTAGGTTTTTAATCTTATAAATAGTACTGTTATATAACAATTACTAATTTAAGGAGAGATATATGTCTTTATGGGGAAACGATATAAAGCCTAAAAATCTTACAGACGAAGAAAAAAAAGAAGTCTATGCAACCGCTCAAGGTTGGGTAAGAGAAGCAGGCTCAGTATTATCAGGTAATGGTAATCCAAATGCAGATCCTGAAGTGTTAGTAGCAATCGGTGGATTAGCTACAAATATGGGTTCAGCAAATATTACTGAAATAGAATTTGTAACAACATCAATCGGTGCAGCTGCTGGTGGAAACATTGACGTTAGAGTAAGATTTAACGAAAGAGTTGACATTACAGGAACACCACAAGTAACAGTAACTAACGACCAAACAGGTAGTGGTACTGATGCTACATTTACAGCAGATTATAACTCTGGTACAGGAACTAACGAAATTGTATTCAGAGCAACTTATGGTGCTGCAGATGGTGGTATTGCTGAAAATGATGTATTATCAATTGGCTCTAACGCAGTAGCACTTAACAGTGGTACTATTAAAGATGCTGGTACAACAACAAACTCTACAATTACAAACGCTGCTCAAGCAGGTACATTAACTGTAGCAGCTTAATAACAAAATCATATAAGGGCGCTCAAAGTGCCCTTATATATACTATATGAATAAATTGATCTAGGCAAATACCTAGAGTAGCATTCCCGAAAGGGTTAACAGGAGAAAAAAATGGCAGACAAAAAAATAACGGCATTGACCGATTTAGGCGACTCGTTGGCATCAGCTGACTTGTTTCACGTAGTGGATGACCCAAGTGGTACTCCAATCAACAAAAAAATATCAGCAGAAAATGTGTTTAATAATATACCATCTTGGTTAGGTTTAGCACAAGCTTCACAAACGATAACTGCTGATGGTTCATCACAAGTTGCAAACGTAACTTCAGCAATTACTGAAATAGATGGTGCTTCATCAACAGGTACTATTTCATTAGCAGATGGTTCTGATGGACAAATTAAAACGTTTATAAACATTTCAGCTTCAGGCACAAACTTACAAACTATTACACCTACTAATTTAAGAGGTCATACAAGTGTAACTTTAGATGCCGAAGGAGAAACAGTTACTTTATTATTTAAAAATTCGCAATGGAACATTATTGCTGGTAACGCATACGGTGTTGCTTAATAGATTATAGGAGAATATTATGGGTGTTAGTACACAAGACTTAATGAAAGAAAAATATATTTTAAACAAATCATTTAATGATTTAAATACAAAAATTCAAGCGATTGAAAAAGAACTAGGAACAATGCGTAATAATTTAAATGCGTTAAATGGTGCTATTCAAATTGTTGATAAGATGATAGCGCAAGATGAAAATTTTGATCCAAAAACAGGACAATTTAAAGCGAGTCCTAATGGTACATTGCCAACTGATGGTAATTTGTCTAAAGAAAAAATTGATAATGACAATGTGAAAAAAGTACAGAAACAACTTGAAATAAAAGAAAAAGAAGAAGCTGAACTCTTAAATGAGGGTGATAAATGAAGGAAAATATCAACGATTTTTTAGAAGAATTGGCTAACAACACACCAAACACTAGTCAGTTTGATAAAATAGAAGAAGACAATATGAAAGAGACCGAAGAGGATCTCATTGGTGGTAAGTCTTTTAAAAAACTAAAAGACGAATTAAAAAGAGGAGAAAAATGAAAACATTTAAACAACACGTAAAAGAAGGCTCTTACATGGGTGGACAAGTTGGTTCTACTACTTCTAACTCTCCAGAGGATAGTTTGATTGGTATACACAACATACATCTACCTGAAGTCTTAAATAGAGCAAATAGATTTGTTAGCTCTATTGCTGACGGAGAATATTTGCAACCCGAAAGTGCTCTTTCTCAATTGGAAACAAAATTAAGAACAATCGGATTACAATTAAAAGACTCAATAAAAATTGAAGGTAAACAAGGCAACTTTGAAAGTGCTTTAGTATTTAATGGTGGCCGTTTTGGTAAAGATACAGACGGTTCTGATATAAATGATGATGGTATTAGTCATAAATTAGGTAAAGAGTTAAAACTAAAAGGTAAGTACGAAACATTACAAAACGGCGCTGTCAAAGTTTATGCAGAGCTTGGCTAATGTTTGAAAAGATAACTAAAAAAAACTGGTTGTTTTACGCCATAAAAAACTACAATGTTCCTAATTTAGATAGTGAACAGGAATTTTATGAAGATGTAAAAAGATTTAAATATCTTAAACGTCTATTTCGTAAATACAAAACCACAGGTGAGTTGAAAACTAGATTAGTTTTAAATCATATTATTGTTTTATCAAATGTATTTGGTAATGAAGCAGCGGCTACATTATTATTGTTTAAAATTGAAAGAGAGTATTGGTCAATACTAAAAACTTTCTTACAGTATTTAAACATTATGTTGCCAGAAGAATTGCCAAATGTAAAAGTAAATAAAACTTTGTTATCAAACTTAGAGGAAATATAATGGGAAGAGCAATAGATTTATTGATAACTTATAGAATTATAAAGTTATTGGTTACACCTTTTGAAAAACAAGATGCCTACAAATATGGCATTGTTGATAAAGATGGAAAAGTATTAAGAAAGACAAGTGATTTAAATACAGGAAAAGAAAAAGACTCTTATACTGTTTTACATAGATTTGTTTTTAATCTTAAACGATTGATTAACATAATACCAGGTGGTAAATCTAAACTTGGCACATATGCAGCCGCTTTAGGGTTGTTATTAAAAGAACAAAAAGATTTAAACGCAATTGAACTTGAAAGAACTTTATATAAACACTTAGTTGATAATAATTTAATTGCTTATGGGGATGACTTAAATGAGTCAGTAGGGTTTGATTATCTACCCGAAGGACGATTTACAGTTATTGATGACTTAGAAGATTTGAGTGGTAATAAAACTGCCGAAATAGGTGATATTGTATATACTACTGAAAATCAAAAACCTTTTGATAATTATTTTGGTGTTAACTTATATCACGTTATTAATGAAGATACAAAAAAACGAATTGTTGTATCTGAAGATAATATAGAAAGGATACGTTTCTAATGAGAAGTTTCAAAGAAATGAGAGAAGCTTGTTGGACAGGTTATAAACAAGTTGGCCAAAAGAAAAAAGGCAACAGAATGGTACCTAACTGTGTACCAGAAGAAGCTCCAGCAAATGCTGTTGGTGATGGATCAAATGTTGCAATGCCTCCTGCACACGAACCTGGAGTACACGTAAAAAAAAAGAAAAAAGATTTAACAAAATTATTAAAACGTGAAGATTACGATAAAGTAGAATTAGAAAATCTTATAAACAAAATAGATGGTAATGACGAAGTAACTGAAAATCAAATTCAACCAATCCTAAAAAATCTAAAAAGAAAACAACAAAATGGTACTTACAATGAACAAGTAGGTATTAAAACTTTTAGATATGTTGTAGATAATCAGATTAAATCTACAGTTTCGGAAGAGTTTAGAAATGAAGTTGCTGCCCATTTACTATCAAAGTATCTATGAGTTGGTCACAAAAATATAAAAAATCAATAGACTGTGATAATCCAAAAGGATTTTCACAAAAGGCTCATTGTCAAGGAAGAAAGAAATCTTTTAAAGAGATGAGAGAGTATATGTATGGATTTAGTTTAGGCCCTACAGATATACAAAAACCTATGGCATCAATGGGGTCATCTGGTCAATTTTTTCCTAATAGAAAATATGCAACAACAATGCCTGCTCTATCAGCAACATATAAAGGGCCAGGTTTTGGTACTTATAAACCAATGTTAAGTGCAAACAAAAGAATACCAAGAAAACCAGGTCAACCTGCTGGTTCAGATAAACATAGTGATTTATATACAGACGAAAATCCAAAAGGTACAATACAAGGTTTAGGTTTTACAGATAAAGCAAAAGCAAAACAATCTGTAAGTAAGATAAGAGGATCAAATAGAACAGACGCTCATAAAATGCAGGCCGCAATTGCTATGTCGCAACGTGCTAAAGTGGCAAGTCAAAGAGCAAAAGATCCTGAAAAGAAAAAAGATTTGGGTCAGGCTCACAAAGTCTACCAAAAGTACATAGATAAAAACAAGAAAAAGGACTAATATGGAACTATTATTAACACTAGCGATGAAATTTTGGCAGTGGTCATTATTAATAATATTGGTCATCATAGGTTATATTATAAACTTATTAGATAAAAAGAAAACTAATTTAAAGTTTTCATATGAAGAATTACCACACTTACAACCTGTAAGAATAGCTACTAAAGGCAAAGGCTTCTGGAAAGGTATTATAATGTGGTTAATGACAACAAGAAATTGGGTAATCATTAAAGATTGGAAATACAAAATCAATGATGTTGAGTATGTAATTCCTGCTGGTTTTCAATTTGATGGTGCAAGTATACCAAAGTTTTTGAGAACGTTTTTTTCACCAGTTGGAGTATTGTTAATTGGTGGTTTAGTACACGACTATATGTATAAGTACACAGCTTGTAAACCTGTGAATAAAAAGGATGCTCTTTTAGTTGTAGACCAAAAGAGAGCAGACCAAATTTTTAGAGATATTAACATTGAAGTAAATGGTTTTTACTTTATGAACTACTTAGCGTACTGGTCATTAAGATTAGGTGGCTTTGTAGCGTGGAATGGTCATAGAAAAAGAAACGCAAAAATAGAGGATTAAATGATAAAAAATTTTAAAGATATTGTAATATTATTAATAACAACTGGTGTATTAGTGTTACTTGGAATTATTATAGTTGGTGATTATTGGGTTGCATTAGAAGAAAATAGACCAGTAGATGAAAGCGTAATAACACTTATGAAAATGTCAGTCACAGGATTGATTGGTGTTATTGGTGGTTACATTGGTGGAAGTAGAAATTAAATAGGAGATTAATATGTTTTTAACAATAGGATTAATTATAGGTTTTATTATTGGTTGGTATGTAAACGAAAAGTTTGAAGACTTAATAGAACTAACTAATAAACTTAAATTTTGGAAAAAATAAATGAGATTATTTTTCATAGGCATCATCATTACATCTTTATTGGGTGCTGGTGCCTATGTGCTTAAATTACAAAGAGATAATGTAATTTTGAAAGAGAACGCAGTTAAACTTGAATCTGCTATTAGTGAACAAAAACAAGTTATAGAAAATCAAAAGAAAGACTTTGC